CGCATTCCAGCATCAAGGATTCGATCTAGCCAAACTTGCGGTATACGATCTTCGTCGGGCATGATTGGCCGCTTTGGGATTCCGCGAAGACCTTCGTGGTGAGATCGGGCGTATTTCACGTTCGTACCGACAATCACGCCGTTCTCGATCAGTGAGAAAATCTGTTCTTCACCGCCGTCGACCATCGGTTTTTGGTATGCGTCTCCGCTCAAGATTCCAACGGACAGGCTGTTCGCAAGCACGCCGGTATCACGCAATACTTCGTGTTCTCGATTTCCGTAGACTTCGAGCTTCGTCTTGGCTCCGCGTTTCTTCATCGCTACCCAAGCTTGAGCTGCTGCTTTGGCTTTAGCTGCGGACAATGGCATGGTCGCAGCGTATTTTGTCATTAGCATTGCGTAGAACGCCCGCCACTGCTTTAGCTGCGATGCCGTCAGAAGGCCCGATTTACCACCGGGCGCAAACTGGTTGCCGCGTCCGAGTCCTGCGGCTTTTTTCAACGCTGATTGCTCACCAGGCCCAAACCTGCGACCGTACGCCAGCGTTTTCGGGGATAGCCGCGGCCATACTGTTCCGTCTGCGCCGGCACCTCCGCGAGCCTTTACGATAAAGTCCTGATGAATCTCCGTCAGCGTTGCGATTCCCATTACGATGAATACGCTGCGAGCCGCTTCGGTGCGAGCGTGACCGGTCAACGAAGCGATCAACGCGCGAATGATGCGCGAGGCTTCTGGTCGGGCTCCGTTGAAAGTCACTATGCTCATCCGAAAGTCTCTGGGAATCGGTCGGTTTTACGTCTCAGTCTGCTTGGTGTCATATCCGAGTTTCCAGTGATCACGCGCACTTTGCTCTCGGGATACAATCGGTCAATATGGAGGTTCGCCCAGCCTGGCGAGTTTGCGTTCTTCGGTCGAAACGGGTTGCCGTCTTCATCGGTCAGCATCAGCGTTCCATCGGCGATTTGATCGAGTAAGCCATCGCGTTGCAGCAACTCCTGATAACGAAACTCGAGACTAGCCGGAGGTGGGTTTCCGCGCCGGAACGTCAGCGTTCGCAGCACGATTACACACCACACTTCGATCATCATCGGGCAAGTGATCAAGGAGCTGTATTCGTAGCGCCTAGCCAGCTTGCTCGCGATTAACGAACCCGCGTAAATCTTGCACTGATCAAGTACCAACGTCGCACTCGGGTCACCAACTCTGTCATGGTCAGCCCACGATTCGATACCGTAGGAACTGAAGTTACCTTCAAGATCCTCGTCAGTTCCGATCGGGTTTGGCTTGACTGGCATAGCGAGCGTCCTAGTTCATGAAAAAAGCCTCCGCGACAGGGCAATCGCGGAGGCTTCCGGGCGTTCCTGCGCAAACCGCGCTGGGACAGTCTTAGAAAACTAGCGTTGGGTTCGCAATTGCTTTGGGGATGTGATTAACGATCAGCGCATTGTCGAGCGTGTAAAGCTCGGTTGCGGTTGGGTTGGAGCGTTTGACCGACCAGGCCGAGAATCCGACCTTTTCGCTTTCCGGCGCGCCGTCGTATTCGCTGATCGGTTCCGAGCCTTGGTAGCATTGCACAACGTTGTCGCCAGGTGTGAAACCGAAGAAGATGCCAGTATTAACAGGCACCATCGGCTGAAGTGATTCGGTTGAATCGTAACCCAGGTCGATAACTTCGTCGGTAACGAAGAAAGTACAACCAGGGAACGACCGGAACTCACACACCAGCACGTTTAACATGCTTTTACCAGGGCTTGATTCAAATTCCAGCTTTTCATATCGCAGATATGGTGAAACGCTTGAACCGTGCTCCTCTTGGATCACGTTGTTGCGGCGCATTAAATTGAAAATCGCGTGCGGGATAATCGCACCAGCCAAGAAGCCACCGCATAGGATTTGGAAAGCGCGGTTGATCTTGCCGAGGTTGTCGGGAATATCAGCGTCGAGGTTGGCCCAAGATGTGCCGATGATGTTGCCTTCGCCGAGCATGTTGAGCTGCGACTTGTTTCCGGCTGGCATCTGAAAGTTAATTCGGTTGCCGCTGGTGTAGTTGAACTTCACATCATCGCCGTCCACTGTGTAGTACAGCGCATCGCGAAGCATACCGATCAGCATAGCCTTGCGCCAGTTCGCGGCCTTTTCCCCGCAATAATCGGTCTGACGAGCGATCATGTCGGCACCAGCTTTATCACGAACGGCTGGGTCGCTGATCTTGCCGAGGTTGTGCAGGATTTCGGCAGGCAACGAAAGGCTATCGTGCATGCGCGGGTAGGTGAACAGCACTTGGCCCATAGGGTTAGCTGCGGAGCGACCGGCTGCGGTTCCTGGCGCACGCCCGAGAGCGACCTTACGCGTGTGGTCGAAGATGTGGAACGCTCCCATGCGTCCGTGACCCTCGAAACATTCGTTCTTTCCGCCTGGTGCCAGGCCCATAAGGTTGAGCAACCAATCGCTCGTCTTAGCTTTTTGGCTGATCACTTTCGTCAACACTTGTGGCGAAAGGAGGCTTTGTAGTGCTGGCATGTTTGGTGAGTCCTGCAAAAAACTTAGTGAGTGAATCCGTTGGGTGCGAACTATCCGGCAGAACCGGATAGTTGAATCAATTACCCGCTATGGGTTAGGTTGCGATCGTGCCAGTGCCGATTTGAACGTTGGTGATCCACTTGAGCGTGCCGTTGACGTACTCGCTCCAAACGTCGAGCGCAGCGCCGATCAATTGGTTCGCGGTCGAGAACGTCACCGAGTCAGCAGACAAATCGTTGAGCACAACCATGTCGTCACCGGCAACTGACGCGACGATTAGGTTTTGCCCGGCTGCGTTGACGAATCGATAATTGAGGCCAGTAACCAGCGCCGGCAGGGTTAGCGTTACAGCGCCGGCACCGACCACGATAAATTGAGAGCCGTTTTCGGCTGCGGTGATCGCGCCGGTAACGGTCTTCAGAATCGTGCGTTGGTTCACGCCAGCCAGATAACCCATCGGGTCATCGTCCAGCAAGCTACCGGATAGCGCGAGCAATCGACGGGCGAGGTATTGGTGATCGCTGCTTGTCAATGCAGTGCCTAGAATCAAGAGCGATGCGGCTCGCAAGGGAGCTTGCAGAACGTATGGTCCAAAGCGTTCGGCGGCAGTCGACGAGTAGCCTTCGACCATAACCAGTTCGTGTTCGTTAACACCGCGAAGCCATTGGCTACCGTCAGTTGCAGCCGGATCCCAGTGGACGAGCTTGGTATCAGCAGTCAGGGCTCCGAGCAACAATCCTGAGCGAACTTCCGTTGTAGGCGAACTGCCAGCATCGCGCATAGTGCTGCTGAATTGGCCTTGTCCGCGTGCGATCTTCTGCCGCGAAGCGTCACCACCCCAGAAAATTTCGCGGGTAGTCGTGAACGCTGCGGCGCGTACGCCAGGTGAACCTAGCTGTTGGTTGAGCATGGTAAGTTGGTCCTAAAACTATTCGTCAGGATTGCCACCGATAGCGCGGACGGCTTCGGCGAATTCGGAGTGCGACCGACCACCACCACTGGTAATCGCGTCAGGAGGTTCGACCACCGACATCTTTTGACCGATTGCCTGCGTTCGCTGTTGATCAGTCCAGTAAGTGCCGTTAGGAACGCTTTCGCGGTCCTCGAGGAAATGATCGACGCGGTTTGGCTTGAAACTCCCGTCGTCTGACATCGACATACGGACAGTGCCAAGATTGCGAAGCATGGAATCGTGTTCGGCGGGTGTGCATCGACCGGCCTTGAGCAGACCGCCCAGGCGTTCCGTGGTTCGTGAGCGCTGGTACTCTTTCAAAGCACGTTCGGCAATTGCGGCTCGATCAAGTGCTTTGCGTTGCTGAACGCTCATCGTCGCAATCGTCGGTGCGACCGGCTGTGGCATGGCTTGTTGATCCATGCCTTGCTCGTCGCCTAGCTCGTCTTCTTCTTGGCCTTGGCTGCTGAGTAACGCAGTGAGCGCTACACGCAGATGGTTGATCAGAGTTGTATCGGTAGTGTCGTCTGGAAGGGTCACGCCGTACTCGCCGAGCAAATTAAGCACGCTATCGAGTAGATCGGGTGCGCTGGCTTCTTCCGCGCCGATGGTATCAGTAGGGGAAGCATCATCGCTTGGCGTTGGCGTATCCGCACCAGAATCAGCCATATCGGACGCGCTTGCGTCATAAGGCTTTTCGTCGTCTTCGTCGTCTTCTGGCTCCGCATCGCTTCCCATGCGTTTTAAGCCAACGGCTAGAGCTGCCTTGAATCGAGATTTACGCGCGGCTTGCGATCGATTCTTGGTTGCTGTGGCTGTTGACATCTGCTGACGCTCCAAAAAATGCGGCTTGCCTGCACCCATGCGGATTGCAGGGCAAACTCTCTGCCCCATTCGAACCAACGGTGTGAAACTGCTTTGGCTGTGATCGACGGGCCAATCCACCAAATCGAACGAAGTAAGTGCATCGCGGTATCTGTTACCGGCACCGTCTTTCCATTCAGGATGGACAACGGGCGAAACGTATATCGAATTGCTTGCGACTGACCTGGTTGCGTTCGGCTCAAGCGTATGGAGAACGATTTCAGCACTCTGACCATCTGGCGAAACTTGAAAGCTTTTCAGTTTGCCGACCGTGCTCTTGGCTGATCGACTTTGCTTGGCTCGCAACTCGGATTCGCTGATTGGTGTCAGCAGCTCCTCATCGTTCGAGTGATCAAAGTGCGATGGAATCGCGTACCCTACGCTCTGGATTGCCTTAACCTGCCGTTCCCAATGTTTGAGGCGTTCAGGAGTGACTGTCACAACGCCATCAGGGCTGTGATAGGTTCCTACCTTTAACATCGTTTTGGCAAATTCACCTTCCATGCAATGAGCATTGCATCGCCCAGATGAACTTCAATAGCCGGCGCTGTAGAATGCGTTCAGGATGTTCAGGACGTTCAAAAGATTCACTTTTTCGGGAAAGAAATCTTGAACGAAGTCAATCTGGCGTGTGGCTGGCGTGTGGCTGGCGTCCGCGTCCAGTGAAGCTTGGATCGATTCTCAGGTGGTCCTTAGCTCTCGCAATGTGTTCAAGATGTTTCAAACGGGTGATTTATGGCAAACGACTTACCATTGGTTGATGAACTTGAAAATGCTGAACAAATCGCAGAAGATGATTGCCCACAGGACATGGTTTGTTCAGCATGTGATGAAGTCAGTGACGACCTGAGCTACTATGATAATGGCATCTATGGGCACGCGGGCTGGATGTGTGGGGACTGCATAGGTGGCGCAGAAATGGAACTATGATTTATGGCAAACGACTTAATTGCGGCTATCAATGTCATGCGAGCGAAATTAGACGAACTCGAAAAGATGGTTGAAAATCTTCCTGGCGAAATGCCGCACACCGGTATGACATCAGGATACAACCCAGGCGTAAGATTTCTTGACTGGTGTGACTTTAATGGAATCACAAAAGCATCGAAGGTACGGCGAGAGCTGTATCACGTTGCAAAGAGGATAGACGAAGGGTTTACGTTGCAGCAGCTAAAGGAACACCGGGAGTTTAGGCGCAAAAGAACGTTGTTGCCTTTAATTGACGAGTTTTTCGCCAAATGGTCATCCCGATAGCAAGGCAAAGTTCGCGCGAACATCGAGCGCGAACATCGAGCCCCTACGAATACCCTACGAATACCCTACCTCCTACCCCGCCTGCAACATGTCCGTATCCGGCTGGAAGTTCGTAAATGTGATCACGCGATGTGGGTTGCTCAATCGCCCGCCCGTCATGTTGAAAGTCGTGACCGTCTTAGCGCGAATATCTGTTCGACATTCAAAGAGCCCCAGCTCGCTCAAATTGACCGTGGTAATCGTCGAGCCGGATTCGTAGTACATCGTTCCGCCCTTGACGTTTGCGGTCGTCAGCGCGCCTTGGAACTTGCACTCGCCGCCCTCCACAGTCAGCGTTGTGATCGTTCCGCGAATCGTTGAAATCCCGGCTGACAGCACTGTTCCGACTGTCACACCGGCACCGATCTCGAGCCGCGCATTCTCCGCGCAGCGAATCGTAGCCGCTTGACCGGTTTCAGCATCGGAAGGAACGACGCGCACCACACCGGCCATTGCGTGAACTTGAGCGGTAGCATGATTTACCTTCACGTCCACTGCGTTGCGAGACTGTGACGTGATCACACTCGTTACCGATTCCGTACTGATGCGACTGAGCGTTCCGCCGTCGATGGAAACGATAGCCGCGCTGATCGTCAGATACTTTGCTCGGTACTCCTCGAACCCTGCGGAGTTGGTGTCGGGCAATCCAACGGCTCCCGCTGATTGCACGAACTTCGCAAGCACTAAAGCAGTTGGGAATCCATAACGGATCGCCACACTGGAGGCTTCAACGAACACCTCGTCGGCTGTGGTCGGCACCACCGCTGTTGACCAGTTTGCGGCATTGTTCCAATGGTTCGGACCGGTCGCCGCCTGCGTTGTCGACGTGCCGATCGTTCCGCTAGCTGAGTCCTCCGATACGGTCATCGTGAACGGTGTGCCTGCAATGCTGGTTCCAATGACCGTTGTGGTAACGCGAGTGAAAGCAATCTCTCGGAACTCGCCAGCAGTTGAAGCCGCTGCGGCCGCCGCAAGTCCAACCGCAACTAAAGCTGGAGTGTCGGCCACAATCGCAGTGTATTCAACGAACTTGCCGTTGATGGTCAAGCGAGCTTTTTCACCTGCGGCCCACGTTCCGCCGAGGGTCACCACGTCGATTTGTGACACCGACTGCGCGATACCGATAAATTTTAGCTTAGCCATATTTAGTCTCTAGCAATGGGACTGGGTAATACTTCAGTGTGTCAATTTCACGAACGCTTGGATACTCGCCATCGACGTAAACATAGCCATCGGGCAATTCTGATTCCTGCAACCAGAAGTAAGGCGACTTACGCGCGAACGCCGTCACGCCAGTAAACCGAATCAGTTCACTTTTGCGAACGCGCCTCAATCCACGAACATCGCGCACAGCATCGATCAAGCCATCGTCAATCCAACGCCGAATGGTGGTATGAGTACGACCGATCAAGCGACCGGCTTCGCTCATTGAGAGCATTGGATCATCACGATGCGCGACGAAGTTGTTTTTTGGTCCTTCAATCGGCATGGTGGGTAACATGCTGCGTTGTTCGGTGGTCACTGGCTTGCCCTTTTTTCTCAAGTTAGAACTCCTCCCCATGCCTTACCGCCCGCCTTCGTGACGTAGCACGCGTAGCTGGTCACGTCGATTCTGTCTGCTGGTTCATCCGGCAAGCCGGTCCAGGTCGTCAGTTCTCGAACGTAATCAGGTACCCACGGTTCAGGATCATGGGGCAGAAATAGTTGCCCAAATTCAATCCGACTGAGCATCCCACTAGCGACCGCGCGTTCTAACTTTGCGCCTGAGCTTGTGTCACCCATCCCTGGTATCACAGGCCCGACAAGTTCCCTTGAGCAGCATTTAATTTCGTGCTGCAAGGGTTGACCATGATGAGCATTTTCGATGAAGCAGCGTTGTACGTTCCACGCTTTCAACACTTCCGGTATGTCGACGCGTAGTTTAGGCCAATCGACCTTTGCCGCGTAGACGTATCTCAGGAATAGCAGATTGCGGAGAGTTTCCTGGCGACCTTCATGCGAAAACGTCCAGCTTGGTAAGTGATCCCACACCGCGCACGCTGAATTGCTTGGCTGCTTGCCCTGCTTGGCCGCTGCCGCCTTTTCCTTGCTTGTGCCCGCCGTGTCAACCGTCGCAATACGTCTGCATTTCGATTGTGGAACACGATAAACATTCCCCTGGTAAGAAATGACGTAGTGGCCATCATCTATCGAGAAACGACGACTAAGCCATTCCAAATCGATAATTGAGCCCTCGCTGATCCGCCAGTTACCGCCCAGCAATCGCATACGCTCGACGCGCGGCATACTCATCAACTTGGCTTTGTATCCTGGATCCTTCTCCATCAGGATCTTGTTATCGTCGAGCGTTGCTGGCACGAAGGTAACGCTAAGAATTAGGTCCGTTGTGATTAGCGGGTGACGCTCGATCAACTCTTCCTTCGAGTCGCCCCAATCAAGCGTGTCGTCTTCATGCCGAACGAAGTATCGCAGCGCCCCAGTTCGTTCCGCGATCGGGTATCCATCGTCACCAATCCACCACGAAATAAAGCCAGCGACCCATGAACCTGCATCGGGATTGCACGTTGCCCGTACGTACGGCTTGAACCCGCACGTAGATCGATTCCTCGAGAGTAGGTAGAAAAACTGGGATTCAGTGAAGTGCGTCAACTCATCGAACGCTATCAGCGTGTATTGTTTACCTTGATGGTCGTACTTAGTTTTTTCGTGTTGAAGGTGACCGAACTCGACCGTCGCACCGCTTGGGAAAGCAGCGTCAAGTTTATCGCCTTCGCGCATCTTCGCTTTGAGTGGTCGATAGAGCGCGTTGGCCTCCTCCCAAATGCCACCACCACCCATGATTTGCGGATAGGTTCGGCGGAAGATTATCGCGCGGAAGCCCGCGTTGTGAATGCGTCTCAACGGCTCCGCGCAAAGCAACCAAGTCTTTCCGCCACCAGCTTGACCGCCGTAAATCAGAATGTCCGCGCTACTCTGTAACGCTGTTACCTGCGGTCCTGGTTGCGGTCGTACTTCCATCTGGTTTGCTCTCGCGTCCATCGTCAGGGAGGTACACCACCACGCGACTAACGCTATCAGCAGGTATGTCGATCTCGATTGTCTGCCCATAGCCTCGACCCTTCCCTAGTCTTGCCAATACGAATTTTATAGCCCAAGGCTTCTCAGCGAAGACTGCCTTACGCAATCCTTTTTCGGCTGTGTCAAGCAACTCTTCGCGGTAGTCCAACTGCGCCATGTGCAAGTCCGCGTTGTTGCGAATGTGCAAGCGAATCGCTTCGTAGGTCGTGCCGAGCATCTTCGCTACGCCAGTGAGGTAGCCACCACACTCTCGCAGCGCGAACTCAATTTGCTCTTGCGTGTAATCTGTCGGAATAGCCAAGGTGAAGCCTGTGTTTTCTTACTCCGGGCGAAACCCTTACAAAGAGTTGCGTCCGAGCCTACTGGTTAAATTCAATTGTTACGCCAGTGACAGCCGTTAGTAATTTGTAAGCGTTGCTGCCTGTGTTTTTGACGAAGTGATGACCTTGCCCGCCAAGAACCTTGCACGTTATAAAGTTCGCTCCGCCCGCCCCTAGTGCTTTTTGCAAAATAACGTTCGTCCAGTCGGTCGGGTTGCCCCGTACAACTATGTCGAAGTCGCCAGCAATGTCTTGAGTCGTAGTCGTGATTGCTACTGCTGCCATGTTGTTCCCTTATCTCGATTAGTCCTGAAATACTAATAACCTAAATAATCTTCGATTGCAGCACGATTAACGCTGCTTAGTGCTGTGTCGTAAAGCATTATATTCTTAATCCATCCGACCCATGGAGCTGTTCCAATTGAGCCTACAGCATCCCCAATTATCAGCCCTGCGGTGTTCGCCGTAGAAGCCGGTATGGTAGCGGCGAAAGTGAGTGTTTGCTGCACTCCGTCAATATACATCTTTAGTCTATTAGCGTTGCCGGTTAGCGTTCCATCGAACACCACGCTAATCAGATAGTTGCTTAGCGTACCCATCCCAGCAGCGTAGGCAGAACCTGTGCCAGCGTAGACGTACACATCACCGTTGTACCACTGCACACCAAGTACATCTATTTGACGAATAGCAATATTATTTGCACTACCCGCAACTGACTTACCTATTTCCGTAAACAAAGTAAAAGCCGACTTGTTTTGAGCAACGCTTATCGAAGCGTTCTCCATGTAAATCGAGGTAACGTCCGTCAATAATCCTCTTGCGTTTAACACCCCGCGATTGCTGTCGTTGGGTGAGGCGAAGTCGAATGAGTTTGTGGAGTCTCTCCACGTACCAACTCTATCTCCTATTGTAGCTAGCGTAGTAGGTGCAGTTCGTTCGACAAATACACCTACTATAGAGTGCAGTTTTAATTGCGGTGCGACTGGCGGAGCAGCTAATGCAAATGTAATTTCCTCAGTCGCTATCGAGCCGTTTGCGTTTGAGGCGATTCCGCGATATAAAAACGTGGAATCTTGAGCCTCAAAGTTGAAAATAAACGGATTTGCATTTGAGCTAACAATGTTACGCCATACTCCGCTTTCCTTTTTCTGCCATCGGTAGGTAGAGGCACCAGTGGCGGACATGGAGCATGTTGCAATTCCGTCAAAGCCTGCTATTACTGATCCAGACGTTACGACTGGCAACGCAACCACGCCAGTAATCTCTATGGAGTCTCCAGGCGAAGTCGTAATTGATTGAATGGTTGAGCCTGCCTGTAATCCTGTGCTGTCCCCAATCATCACCCCAGTTGCAACGCCAGCACCATTAGCTACTATTTCATTTGAGCAAAAATTGCCTACATCACGTAATGCAATTACTTGCCGTGGCGAAAGTCCTGTAATTGTAATACTGTCAGAACTACTGACGTTTACATTTCGTAGGGAACCAGCTACGGAATTCATGTACACCCAAACAGATGTTCCGCTTGCATAGGTTGCATTTGTTACGTTTACTTGCAAAACACCGTTCAGCCAAACTTTAATTGATGTTCCTACCGCAAGTATTTTGACGCGATTGTAAACGTTAAGAGTCGGCCCAGTTCCTGTACCAATCTCGATGACGTTATACGCAGCATCATAAAGTACGACTGTTGCGTTATCTCGGACCGCAACCGCGTATCCATTGGCCCCAGTCATACGGAACTGAAAGCCCATACTATTACCAGATGCAGCGGTAAACTTTACATCGGCTTCAATACATACGTCCGTGTGCGAGACTGTTTTCTTCAGTGTCTTAAATGAACCTCCGCTAAGTGTGTATTCACCCGCACTGTATCGCAATGTTGCAGGCACGATTCGCCTACCGATATGCCATCCAGGTGATGCGCTGATTGCGTCCGTATCGTACATAGCAAGAATATCATTGGACGCTTCATTATAGATAAGCTCATTACTCGGCCCACAAAGATGGCTCGACGTACCTATGTTCCGCGTTCCGTGGGTAGCCGAAACAAATGCAAAGATTTCTATCGACGCACCAGTCCAGTTAGTTGGGTCACTTGTACCGACAATCACCGCACTGGAGTCCGTAAAATCACCATTGACTAAATTGACAAGCATCACAAACTTGCCTAACCCTGGATGAAAAAAGCAACGCGGATTTTCTGGCTGGCGGCTAGCTGGGAAATTAGTCGAATCAAATAAAGCAGTAGCACCCAACTGAGTAAACGGACCACTAGCAGAACTGCCGGACATTATCCCTATTGTCCAGCCTGCTGCATACGACTGGGCAAAATGATAGTAAGTGCCTGAATGCAAAAGTGTTGCGCCCGGCAGTAGGCTAGTTTCTGCCCATCCTGTACCCGCTGGCTGATTGCGAACCGCCGACCAATTACCATACTTGCCTGCTGAAAGAACTTGCAACTCCGTCGCCGACCATATATCCCATGAGTAAGGAGGAAAGCCCCCTGTCGTGTCGGTCAAAACCCGATGGAAATGATAGTCTGACCCCCACTTATTGAGCGATCCAGGGCACGCACAACCAGCCCACGATCCGCCTGCAATCTTCGCGTTTGCCTCGGATGTTTGCCCCATCTCAATCCATGTTCGCCCCATATCTGTTGAGCGAGTTATGTAGTTTAGGGATGGTGCAGTAGCCGGATAATCATTCGTCAAGCAGTAAAGGTCATTGCCATCCTTCAGTATCGTTGGATTTCTTCGCCCAAAGTCATATCTTGCGTCACCTACCGTCCTGTCGATCATGCCCTCCGAAAGGAAAGCATCCCTTGTAACTGCTGCCCAAGGAGCCTCTACATTATCCCAGTCGGCTAACGAAGTCATTGAAGGTCGAAAAAGCAGTCCGTTGGATTGGAGTGTAAATACTGCCGGTGCAACACCACCGATCGAACCAACGAGCGTTCGCGGAAAAGTCTTATCGAATGCGCGGTTGAACGGGTGAATCATAGCCTCATGGAACATTGCATTACCTGCTATTTTGCCGCATTGTCGGGACCGCTAAACTTTTCCAGCATCCAACTAATCCCGCGAGTCAAAATCTGATCTTGAATATCTCGCGAGCAA